CTGTCTAAGATCAGCGGTATCTGAAAATGTTGCAATCATAATCCATTCAGCCTGATCAGTAGAATATACTGATACATGGCGTGATACTGTATCAAACCATAACTGTCCATTTACTGGTGTTGAAGGTGCCGTTGATGCTGGTGCAGCAACTGCTCCCTTGCTATCTACATAAAGTTTTGTTGTTGCATGTGTGTTTTCGGTAGGAGTAGCAACTGTAACGGTTCCTCCAAAGGTACCGCCCTGGTTTACATCTAAACCATGCTTTACTTTAAAATCTTTATTTACAGTTGCCACTTCTATCCTCTTTTCCTAATTATGCTTCGATGTAGGTCTTGCTAATCTTAACAGAAGTATCTGCTGATGCTGCTGTTACTTGAAGAACAACACTGCCAGAGCCATCATAGGAAGCATCTGTTGTTCCTAGTTGACCATTGCTTTGTATGTTAGCATATTCTGTTACATAAACATTGTTTGATCCATCTACGGCTACAAGAACTTCAATAACCTCAATGTCGCCAGACTTCTTTAACTGAACTACATACTTAGCAGCAGAGTATGCTGAGACTGCCCATGCATCAATATTTGTTGCTGAAGTTCCAGCGGTTGCTGTGTTAGAACCAATAAGAGCATCTCCAAATGCGATGGTTGTTGCAGTTGCTGCTCCAAGTACTGGAGTAACAAGAGTTGGTGTATTAGCAAATACTAGAGCACCAGTTCCTGTCTCGTCAGAGATAACTCCTGCAAGTTCTGAAGATGATGTTGCAGCAAGTGCTGAAATCTTACTTGTTGTATAAACACCATTTGTTACTGTTGCAGCATTTCCTGTGTATTCTGTTGCTGAGAGAACCTGAGTTCCATTAACCTTTAATACCTTGCCAGAAGCAAGATCAAGGTGTTCTGAAGAGGTCCATGCATCAGTTGCATCTACCCATGAGAAAGTCTTATCTGTAGCACCCTTAAGTGTAATACCACCACCGTCAGCGCCTGCATCTGTTGGTGTTGCTACTGAACCAAGTGTAAGGTTCTTGTCATCAACTGTGATTTCTGTTGAGTTAATTGTAGTTGTTGTACCATTAACTGTTAGGTCCCCTGAAAGAACCAAAGATGTACCAGTTGCAGCACCAATGTTTGGTGTTACAAGTGTTGGTGTATTAGCAAAAACAAGTGCTCCAGTACCAGTCTCATCTGAAATTACTCCAGCGAGTTCTGCTGAGGATGTTGATGCAAAAGCATCCAACTTGTTGTTTGTAAGAGCAACAGTACCTGTAGCATCTGGCAAAGTAATTGTGCGGTCTGCTGTAGGGTTTGTTACTGTAAGAGTTGTCTCATTAGCATCTGCAGATGAACCTTCAAATACTACGCTTGAGTCATTAAGAGTAAGACCAGTTACTACTGGGCTTGTAAGTGTCTTATTTGTAAGAGTCTGAGTGTTTGTTGTACCAACAACTGCTCCAGTGGCACCGTGTGCTTCTGTTGCACCTGTGTGAGTTGTAAGATCTCCAGCAGCAGCCTTGTTATCCAACTGTGTCTGAATCGCTGATGTTACGCCATCTACATAGTTAAGTTCTGTGGTTGAAAGTGTTGCGCCATCAAGAATGTTAAGTTCTGTTGATGATGCAGACATAACAACATCTTCGTTAATCTTTGGTGATGTTAAAGTCTTGTTAGTAAGTGTCTGTGTATTAGTTGTTCCAACTACCGCACCAGTTGCACCGTGTGCTTCTGTAAGGTTTGCGTGTGTTGTAACATCTGAAGTAAGTGCTACTGTACCAGTTGCATCTGGAAGTGTGATTGTGCGATCTGCAGTTGGGTCTGTTACTGCAAGTGTTGTTTCAAAAGCATTTGCTGTTGCGCCTTCAAATTCAATGCTTGAACCGAATACGCCAACTGCTGCTGGTGCTGACCATTCAACACCATATGTAGCACTTGAATTTGCTGTAAGTACTTGACCATTTGTACCAACGCCAAGACGTGCTACTGCATCGTCTGCGCTTGCAACAATTAAATCACCTTTAGCGTCAACGACACCTGCTGTGATAATGTTCTTTCCATTAACGGTCGCAGTTGATCCTTCAACTACAAGTCCCGCTTTTACTCTAAAATCTTTTGTTACTGTTGCCATTTTATCTCCTTAGTTAGGCCTTTAACCCAATACGCAAATAGCGCAAGGTTATTGGTGTTTGCCCACCCACTGGAACTACAGTTAGTGAAACTGTATCTCCTGCTCTAGACACGGAGATGGTGCCAATATTCCCATCATTGTCTACTGTTCCATATTCACTGACGCTTACATCTGTATTATCAGGGACTATAGTTAATTCTGTGGCCCAGTATTTATTTGCGCCACCAGAAGTCTTTTTAATTGAGACCATGTACTTGACTGATCTCCATTCACTTGCTAAAAAGTTATCAAATATTGTTGAGTTTTCAATGCCATTAATTGTAACTTCATTGTTACCATCTGAACCAAGGTCTGTTGATCTTGCAGAGGTACTGTCAATTAAATCTTCATAGTTTGTTTGAGTTGGACGATCTCCAGTCTGAAACAGAGACTTGATGCTTGAGATTGATAATTTAGCCATATCTGAATTATATCATAGATTTTAAAGTATATAGTTAGAGAAACCAATAACCTGTAAAGGAATGGCTGGTATATTCCCAATAGATGTAGGGATCTGGATTGCAGTAAATCTTATTCTAAATGGGAGTATAGAGTTTATGCTTACTCCACGAGTTTCTTCAGTAACTTCTACCGTTGGAAAAGATACCTTTTCAATAACCCTTGTAAAAACTGGGGTATTACCATTTATGACAACTGATGCCATTAGTTTGTAACATCCTCAAGGAGAGTAATCTTCCCTTGAGCAACTGTCCAAACAAGTGTGTTCTGTGGAAGACGTAATTCAATATCAAAAATGTCGTTTGTTCTTAACTGTGCGGTTTGTGCAGCAGTTAGGTTAACCTTAAACTCACCATCAGCATCTTCTAGATCTTGCTCTGGGTTAATTGTAAAAATTAGAGTTGCAGTATCTGTAATTACCTGTGGGTTAACTGGAGTGGTTGGTCTTTTAAATTCCGCCTCTATAGTCCAGTCAGGGATGTTTAGGGGCTGCTTAGCATCATCTGTTAGATAAACCCTAAAAGAGGCTGTATCGCCTTTTACAATAGTCCAGTTAACAAACGGTGGTGCTTCACCAATATCGTATGTAGATGCGCCTTGACCTCTATAAGTTGCCATTATGCCAAACCTGCTTTCAGTGATCCCCAAGAGCCATTGCCCTTTGGTTGTCCTACTAGTAATATACCTGTTGAGGAATTTTTCTTTAACACTACCGCCACTACTCCAGAACCTGTTGCTGGAATTGTCGCTGTTAGTCCACCGCCATTAGCAACGTATATTTTATCTCCAACATTATAAGCATTAGTATTGATATTTGAGAATACTCCAGATAAGAGCACAACTCCATCAGAACTATTTGATATCGCTGTTGTTGCTAATCCAATTACTGGGAATGTTGTTAAGTCATCTGAATCACATTTTGCTACTCTTGGTTTTGATGTTCCATACCCTGAAATATAAACTGGATCACCTTTAGCAATAGAAGATCCACTGTTATTTGTTACTTCAAGGGTATGATAAGCGGGACCAATAGTGCCAAGCAGCGATTCAACTGTTTCAGCCAATGACTGCATATCCTCGTGAACATTAACTGGATCACTGGATAGTGGATAAGGGATATCGTAGTTTGCTGTTGAACCTGTAGCCATAGTATTTACCATTATACCACTTCATAGTTAAGGTTTTATAACAATTTAATAAAAATGTCAAAAGTTGGACTTTTGGGGCAAAAACATGTTATACTTGGTAGTAACACCAGACAACTGGTGCTTTTGTTTCTAGGAGGTTTATTTGATGAGAAGAGACAAGATGGCTTGGATTGGAATCCTATCTTTAGTTGGAATGCTTGCACCCGTAAGCAATTCTGCTAATGCTGTAACAAATACAACTGAAAATAATTTATTGAGTAATAAGTCCTTGACTACCCCTGCCGACCCCAAGTCGGCTTTTTTGGTTTCTAAGCCAAAAAAACAGATTATCTTGGAAAAGTATATGAACGCAACTACTTTGACAGATTATGACTTAATTCAATTATTAAAGGCTGTAGGCTTTACTGGAAAGGGTCTGAAGACTGCTTGGGCTGTAGCCAAGGCAGAGTCAAACGGAAGACCTTTTGCCTTTAATGGAAATGCTAAGACTGGAGACAGTTCTTATGGGGTATTCCAAATAAATATGATCGGGGATCTAGGACCTGATCGTAGAGATAAGTTTGACCTAGATGCTAATGCTGAGTTGTTTAGCCCTGTCAAGAATGCAGAGATTGTATTCCATATGACAAAGGGCGGAACAGACTGGAAGTCTTGGAAACATGCCAAGCCTGTTCAGTATCAAAGATGGCTAAAAAAGTTCCCTAGCCAATACAATTAAATAACAAAAAAATAACCCCTATCTTAATTGGTAGGGGTATTTTTTTTAATTTATTATAAAAACATTAGGCTATGCTATACTAGTTTTATGTCTAAAATTATAAAATTTGGATCTAAAGACGATACTCTAAATTACCCAAAACCAGCATCAAAATTTATACCAGAATGGTATAAAAAATCAGAAAAGTTTATTGGTGGAAAGCCTTCACTTGATCCTAACGATTCTCCAAATGGGCTTGCAACCATAAAAGCCTGTTCCCCATTTTTAGACTCACTAACAAGCGGATATATGATTGAACTTTGGCAAGATATTCAAGTAAAAGTTGTAGATGGAAAACCTTCTATTTTTTGGGGTTCTAGCCCAGCAGTTGCAAGCGAAAGAAATATGAATACACTACAGAATATACCAATTGGTCCAGAGTATCATGAAGTACACTATGCTTGGAAAGAGCCATTTAATATTAAGTTGCCAATTGGATATAGTTTTTTAATAACACACCCACTAAATCATTTTGATCTTCCTTTTACAACTTTTAGCGGTATTGTAGATGCGGATGTAGTTTTGGTAGATGGTCAAATTCCTTTTCTATTGAAAAAAGGATTTGAGGGAACCATTCCACAAGGAACCCCAATTGCTCAAATAATACCATTTAAAAGAGATGACTGGAAAAGTGAAATTGACAACTCTATTGCTCAAGAAGCAGACAAACTTATGATAAAACTTAGAAGAGTTACTACTGGATATTATAAAAACAATATCTGGAAAAATAAAAAATATAGATAGGTTTACCCTAAAACATATAAAGTTTATGGTTATTAAAGGTTATCTATTTTTGTGTATTTTTCATCTAAAATAAATGTAGAATTTTCTTTTGTTACTTCAATTACAATCTTCCCAGGGTTGTCCGTTTGGGCTTCTTCTAAAGATTTAGCCATCCAGCAATCTACAACTATATGATTTGAGTCAAGGATAGCAAACATCTTGTTATTTCCTTTTTTAATATACTTAATACTTGACATGTTTTTATTATATCATAAGTAAAAATACTAAAAACTATTGTAAGTTAAGGCATTAAGTTTTAAGTTAAAAGTTGAATATATACAACTCCTGCAGTTCCAATTCCACCCTGACCGCCTGCAGCGTTACCACCACCGCCACCGCCGCCTTTTCCAGATGCTGCACCACCACCAGAGTTTCCTCCACGGCCAATACCACTTCCAGCAGGGTTTCCTCCTCCAGATCCACCACCAGTTGTTCCAGATACTGCATTGTTGTATGCAGAGGCTGTTGAGGCTGCACCATTTCCTCCTGCAATGCCTCCTCCGTCACCACCTGATGCTGCTCCAGTTACTCCGTTAGTTCCACCGCCACCACCACCAAAACCAGATCCTCCACCTCCGCCATTGGAGATTACTGCATTTGTATCAACGGTAGTAGTTCCACCACCATTGCCACCAGAACCGTAATATCCATAAACGGGTTCACCCGTACCATAAGTTCCAATTACTATTGGTGTTGATCCATTAAAATATCTTATAGTGCTTGAAACTCCACCAGAGCCTCCGCCACCTGCGTGTGCTGGGCCACCACCATATTCTCTACCACCGCCACCACCGCCACCGCCACCAACTGCAACAACAAAACCAGTTCCAACTCCAGTATAGGTTTGAGAAGAATTTATCTGAGTTACTGTACCCGCAGTTAGTCCTAACTTTGTAAGATTAATGGAGGTAAGTTGAAAGTTTATTTCAATGTTTGAGCCAGTGTTTGTAAAAAAGATTATTTTGTTTATAGTGGGTGTTGTAACATTATAATTAAGAACACCACTCGATGTTACTCCAGTACCTAAAAATGTATTGCCATTAAAAAAATATATTGTTGCTATAGTTGATGATACACAAGTAATTGCATAATATCCTGCTTGTAAATCTATCTCTGCACTATAGTATGTATTTGCAGAAGTTGCTACAGTAGTTCTTTTAATTGTATCTGGTCCAGAAGAGGAACTTGATACTGCTACAGGGAATACGGTAGTTGCCATTTAAAACTCCTTATAATATATTTACATTATATCATTAATTAAATAAAAATACCCCAAACCATATAGGCTGGGGTATCCTTACTTTAAATAATTATGAAATTTCTACACCTGAGATGTGGAAGTTTACAGTTACCGCTGAAGCCAAACCTGCAATAACCTTAGTTGTTGCAAGTACTTGCTTTAGGTCAAAGAATGCTGATGAGTTAGCAGCAATTGATGCACCAGAGATGACTGCAACGCCATCCATAGTAATAGTAAATGTTGCTGCAGATGCTGCAGTGTTAGCGACCACAATATTTGTCACAACTGTTGTAGTTGATGAAGGTACTGTGTAAAGTGTTGTAGATGATGTTGCTGCTGCTGTTCTAGCAAGAGCCTTAGTTGTTGTTGCCATTCGTTATACCTCTTTTGTTAGCCGTGTCCCGCTTTTATCGTAGATCACGTATAGTGTAATTATACACTATTTTAAGAAATACCTCTTAAAACATAAACTATTCCTTGGGAACCTGTTCCACCGCCTGCGCTAGAATATCCTCCACCACCACCGCCTGCTGCATAACCAGTTGCGTTACCACCTTGAGAATTGTTAGATCCAGAACCACCAGTTCCTATACCTGATCCAGCACCAGAAAAAGCACCGTTGCCATATCCTCCACCGCCTCCACCAGTTGTTGAATTTGTAATAACAGAAGCAATAATTGTTGATGCATTTGGAGCAAAACTTCCATTTCCTGGAGGTGTTGATGAGTTTGATCCATTTCCTGCACCGCCTCCACCATTTGCGTAACTACCTCCGCCCCCACCTGATGCTGAAACTAAATTGCCAAAGTTTGTAGTTCCTCCAGCATTACCAGTTTGTCCATTAGTGGTTCCGCCTGCGCCAATGGTGATAGATGTTGGCCCATTAGCATAAACAATTTTTGCTGTTTGGTATCCTGAACCCCCTCCACCTGAACCATAAGTTGATTGAGTACCGCCAGCACTTCCTCCGCCACCAAATGCTAAAACATAAAGTTTTCCTGTTTGATTATAAGTTGATGTTGTGGTTATTGTGTCTAGTGTTCCACTTAAAGTAGAAGGTGTAAGTGAACCAGCAACAAGAGTAATTGTAACAACTACGTCTGAACCACTACTGGTTTGAATATATGCTCCAGTTGCTGCTGACGAAAGAAGGTATGTAACAGTACCAGAAACTGTAACAGTATCTGCAGTAACACTTGTACCATTATAAAAATTAACAGTTGCTTGTGATGAACTGGGAGATGTTGTAATTGTGTAAGCCCCTGGAGAAAATGACTGAACCACATTATATTTTTGGTTTGTCAATGGTATTGTTGCTGAATAAGCATTCGGACTAGAAGAACTAGATGCTACTGCTACTGGAAATACTGTTGTTGCCATTTATTATGCCTGTATGTCAGATGCTATCCAAGATGTTGTTACTTCGTCCCAAGTATAAACTTGTCCTTCTTCAGTTGGCATAGGGGTTGGTGCTTCCCAAATTTTTGTTGTGTAGTTATAAACCCATGAAGCATAAGGTGCTGGTGTAATGTAGGCATCTGCTGTAGCATCCCAATACCAGTTAACTCCTAGTGGTGATTCATCTGTATATTCAATACAGGTCTGTCCTGTAACTTCTTGTGCGACTTCTATTGAGTCTGCTACGATTGTGTTAATAACTGTTCCGTTATCAATTACCGCATAATTTGCCATTATTTACTCCTTGTTTAGTAATGATAGGTTAAACTATCTTTTGTTAATTATATCATATTATAAAATATTTAATAAATAAGTGTTATTGAGCCAGAAGTTCCAGTACCTAGATGATTTCCACCGTTGCCCTGAGATCCATTGAATCCAACAAAGTTGATAGTTGACAATACTCTTTGTGAAGTTCCACCAGTTCCATGTAAATTGTATTGTCCTCCATTACCGCCAAGTCCTCCAGCGGCTATTAAAACCGAATACTCTGTTGCTCCTCCAGATGCTCCACCACTTCCTGCGTTCCACTGGTTGTTACCATTAACGCCTCCAATACCTCCAGAGCCTACTGTACCAACTGTAGAGGCAGGAACATATCCAAAAACAAGTCCTCCCATACCACCTTGACCACCTTGGTATCCATTAACAGCATTGCCTCCACCGCCACCGCCTCCGCCACCAATAATTACTGCATAAACAGTTGCTGTTCCAGCGGGGATTGCAATATTACTGCTTGAAGTATTTAGAGTATGCTTGATAGATGCGCTAGATGATCCACCTGCTATTTCTGGAAATATTGAAAAACCCATTAAAAACTCCTTTGTTGAGTAGTCTTATTATACATGATTTTTGTTAAAATAAGTTTTAATTAACTAAAACATAGGCTATGCCTGGTGTACCATTACCACCATTGCCTCGGCTATTGCCCCCACCACCGCCACCGCCTGCACCGTAACCATTTGCATTTCCACCAGCGTTACCATCGGCTCCACCAGTTCCACCTTGCCCAATATTTCCACCTGCAGATCCTTGTGGACCTGCACCAATTGCATAGTTGTATGATCCGCCAGATCCTCCAGAAGTTATATGACCTGCTCTAGCATCAACCCAGGGATATGCAGATGCTGCACTTGTTCCACCATAATTTCCATATCGTGTTCCTGTGTTATTGCTTGTACAACAACTACCAGCATTTGCTGCGCTACCATTTGAAGTATTTGCATAATTACCAAATATTGTATTTCCACCAGCATTTCCAGAAACATTTGGGCCACCAGTACCACCGTTACCTGCTGCACCAATAGTTAAGGCAACATCAGTATTAACTGCTCCAGCAAACTGTAAAACTCTTCCAGAAATTCCACCATTTCCACCTCCGCTTTGTCCATCAGGGCCAGACTGTCCGCCAGATCCTCCTCCGACCAAAAGTGCATATACGTATCCTCTTATACCCAAAGTTTGACTTGTTGTGTATGTTTGAACAACTCCACTTGCAGATCCAAAAGGCAAAACAATTTTTGTTTGAGTTAAAGTAATTGCAATATTTGATCCTGTATTAATTGAGTACAAAACTTTTGTAACAGCAGTACCTAGTGTTACTGAAACTGTTCCAGATGATGTTGACGCAGTTGTTACAGTTGTTGAACCATTCATAAAAATAACTGTTGTTACTGTTCCTGATGCACAAGTTACAGTATAAACACCTGGATCTAAGGCAACTGTTGCTGAATACAGGGTTGAGGTGTTTGCTGCTGTGAATTCTCTACCAAATGTGGTGGTAGTTGCAGTTGTTGCTACTGCTTCGGGAAAAATACTTAGTGCCATTACTACTCCTTCTATACAATCATATTATATCATTTATTTATATTCTTTGATAGTCCTAAACATGCCCTTGTATCTATCATAGAACTTAGTTTGTAGTTCAAAAGTAACATTTTCTTGATTAGTAATGTCAGACTCTTTTCCAATTTCCATATGCCAAGACTCTCTTTTAAAAGGAATTATTTGTGCTATAGGGGTTCCTTTTGGTATAAGACCTTCAAAATTTGGATCATTAATAACCATCGGGAAATTTATTGGAGAAGTATATTTGTCTGTATCAACGACTCCAGGCATAATCGTAAAGACTGAATCTCTATGCATTGGCTGAACAATTTGAATAGAGTATCCTTTTGGAGTTTCAATTGACCAATGATTTTTCCATTTTGGATAAGAGAATTCATTTTTTGCTGGATGAAGTGGGGCCTGCTCTATTGGATGAAAAGAAATAAGATCAAGAGCAGACCATTCAAAATGTTGATCCCTTATATTTGGCTCTCCCTCAATGGGTTCCAGAGTCTTCTCGTTAACTGCCATTGATTCTTTAATACTAACCCAAACATCAGCGGGAGATAAAATTAGGTATCCTGCAGTAATTGCATCAAATACTGGCATACAACGTTTAACTGTTGCTCTTGTTCCTCCAGTTCCACCTGGTTTCTTATCTCCACCAATATAGGACTCTGTTTGTTTGTACCAGTCTGGGACCATTGTATATGCTGGAACTGGTTTTAATAAATCTTTGTACCCAGAAGTATTTGTAAATTTAATGTTTTGTGCCATATTTAAAGTATACCAGTTAAAACTTATTCAACCAAAGACCAAGAGTAAGACTCTTCATCCCAATTGTAAAGGTTGCCATCTTCTGGGTATGAAGGTCTTGGCCTAAAATTTGTTTCTCCTTCTGTTATTACAATTTCTTGCCAGTTAAGGCTATCTTCTACCCAAGAGTATGGTTTTCCATCTAGTGGATATGGAATAGGTGCTTCCCAAGTTGCTGTATCTTCATTTAAGATAAAAGAAGGAAATGGAGAAGGTGCTATAAATCTATCATTTGTTTCATCCCAAAAATATCCAGGTCCAGCAAAATTCATTCTAAATCCACCACCTCTTGCATTATAAGAAGTCTTGATCCAAGTCCCACCAAGATTATCTAATAACCACTGATATCCTTCATCTCCATTAGGGTCATCATTATCTCCCGCTGTTACACGAATAACAATATTGTTTTCATCTACTTCTGCCCAATGTGACATTTTATACCGCCGATTTCAAATAACGCACAATAACAATTCCTTTACCACCATTCATACCGCCACCAGTTCCTGAATAGCCAGATCCTCCACCACCACCACCAGTGTTTTCCAAACCTGCAACGCCATTATCTCCAGTAGGATAGGAAGGTGGATTACCACCAATACCACCACGACCTCCACCACCAGAACCGCCTGAACCTGGTCCAGGATAGGAACCAGAAGTTGGTGCAGCAATTGCTCCACCGCCACCACCACCTGCATATCTTTGTGCTTGACCTGTTCCTGTTGCATCTGCATAAAAAGTAAAGTTTCCATCAACAACACTGTAAGAACCATATGATCCTGAGCCACCGTCAGCGCCACCTGTATAAGGTCCTGACCCTATATCTTGTCCTTTAGCGCCACCAATTGCTTCTGCGCCACCACCACCTCCTCCACCTCCACCTGAGTTTGAGGCTGAATTTCCACCTTGAAATCCTTCAATTGGAGTAAAACCTCCAGCATTTCCAGCAGCACCAGAAAAAGATCCCATTGAAACACTAGCACCGCCACCACCAGCGCCACCAGTTGCTGGACTAACTCCATTTCCTCCACCATAACCACCACCTGATGCTACGGTTGAGTTAAAACTTGATGGGCTTCCATTTGTAAAAAGAGTACCACCTGCGCCTACAACAACTGGATAAGTATTTGGTGAAAGTGTTGCTGTTACTTCTCTAACTCCACCACCACCACCTCCTCCTGATGATCCTCCAGAACCACCTCCCGCTACAACAAAATATTGACAGGCAAGTGGGACTCCAGAAACAACTAGGTTTGAGTTTCCAGTAAAAGTTCTATAAAAATAAAGTTCGTCGGAAGAAAGAGTTCCACCAGTTACAATAGAGACTGGTCCTCTGCCTAATAGTCTAGACCCACCCACAGTAGAACGTATTGGCATTTTTTATTACGCAAACCTTGATTGAGATCCCAATACAACAAAAGTTGCAGATGCTGTCTTTATAATGTTAAAAGCATAAACATCAATACTGCTGGCATTGCCTGAAGAAGGTGAGGTTCCACCTGACCACTTTGGAGTCACGCTTGATCCATCAACCTGTATTGTATTTGGATAATAAGCAGTGCTACCATTTGTGTTCATCCAAACTAAAGTAATAGACTCTCCAACAGAAAGAACTGAATCAAGAGTGGCAGATGAACTTTGTCTAAAATTTAATGTGTGGTTTGCTGTAGCGTTTGATGTATAGTACCAAATTGTTGAAGTTTCTGCATTAATATTAATTGTTCCTGTTGCTGCTGATGCAACAATATTCATTGTCTCTGTAGGAGATTTTAATTCTTTATTACTTAAAACTTCACTTCCTGTAAGGGTAGCAAAATCAGCATCAGTAACTGCTGTATTAAACTGAGCAATAGTTCCAGTAACTGTATTGGTTCCTAGTGTGATTGTTTTTCCTTCTAGCGCTACAGAATTTGTAAGTGTTACCGCTGGAGTTGCCCATTCAAGTCCAGTAGCGGTTGCAGAGTTTGCTGTAAGCACTCTTCCGTTTGATCCAACAGTTAATACAGACAAAGTGTCATTTGCAGATGCTGAAAGAAGATCTCCCTTAGCATTAAAACTTGTTGCCTGAATTGCACTACCTCCAGAAATAGAACTTATCTGGGTTTGAAGATTGTTAAGGGTATACGCAACAGATGGGTTTACAAGGTTTGCAGCATTTGTTTCTGCTGTATCAAAAGTATAAGAACCATAGTGATATAGTCGTAGAGCAGCCTGAATGTCTGCTTGGTCTGATAGACCTGGAATTTTTGTTGGTACTAAACTACCTATTGATTCTGCTGCCATGTTTTCACCTCATCAAGATTATACCATAATTAGATAACTACAGATATAAACAGATGTACCGTTACCTCTCCTGTTAGATTAGACCAAGTACTGCTTGCATACTTAGCAGCGTTAAGATTGACTACAAGATTTGTCCCTGCGCCTGCGAGTGCGGGTACCTCAATTGAAGAAGCAATTGGAGCCGTGTTCTCAATACTATATTGAACATTAAAATTAGATGCTGTAAGAGGAGTTCCAGATACTGTAACAATATTTGCAATAGGAATTGATATTGATGCCTCTCCCGTAGCAAAAGTTACAGTGTGTCTTTTTGAATATAAAGTTGGAGAGATCTTTAAAACCTGAGTCCAAGTATTTCCACCAACTTCAGACACATACTGATAAAGATATCCGTAATTTACTCCAGGTGCTGAGTTTATATACATATCGTATAGATTTATTGTTTCACTAAAAATAGTACCACTTGTTGTTAAAGAGTTTGGATCCCCAGTCCCAACAAAAAATTTACTTCCACGCTGTCCAGTTGGACCAATATCTACTAAAAGTTCTACTACCTCTGGGGGGCCAAGAACAGTAATGTCATCATTAGATAATATTACGTCTGGCATTAAACTGCCCCAGTGATATCGTCTGTAACTGTTATTGTTCCAGTAAGTATTGTGTAAATAACATCTGGATTTGGTGATTCATCTGTAATTTGAACATCATAAACATATGTTCCAGCAGCGAGTGTTCTACCAACTGATGGAGTGATTGTGCATGTAATAATATCAGTTGTTGTATTGACAACTGCAGAGGCTGTATATTGTGTTCCAGCAGAACCTCTCTGGTTTGCAATTGTAAAGATTGCAGAATAGTTTGCTAAATCAAATGAAGATCCGTCATTTGCATTTTTAGGTCGGGCTACAAATTGAGCAGTGTCACCACGGTAGTAGTTAAAATCATATGTACTTGGAAATGCCATTGTTATCCTCCTGTTCCATTATACCATCAAGAAACTGAAATATACATACCTTTTAGGAAAATAGCACTTTCGTTATCTGCTCTTGCTTGTATGATTGCGCCTTCTGATCTAATCTTCATTAAATCAACATATAGGGTTTGGTGAATAGACATTTCATAGGGATACTTATATTTGAGCATTCCAATATATCCAGTAGGGGATTCCACCTTTGGGATATAAGTTCTTATCCATGCCTCTGTGCTATTTGTGTCGGTAGTCAAGGCTATATCATATCTAATATCTACCTTGGCTCCTACCTTAAGTTGCTTAAAGTTAATTCTTTGGGTAACTGGATTCCATAGTGAAACAGATCCTTCTGGAAGAAACCTTAAAATGTTATTATTCTCATCATCATCCATTAATATATTAACCCAACCATCGTCTCCTCTATCAGGTCCTAGGAATAATGGTTTTTTGTTTTTATTCTCATAGTATGCCCAGCCTGGGTATTGACCTGAAGGACTTTCATATCCTTCTCCACCGCCTCTGCCAGGATCTCCTTTGGGGCCTTGAGGGCCTTGAGGCCCATCCTTGCCATCTTTGCCTGGAATTCCTCTTTCGCCTCTAGGACCTTCTGGGCCTGCGGGTCCTTGTGGACCAACTTCACCTTTTTCTCCTTGAATGCCTGGAACAGCAACATACTCAGTGCCACTAGATTCTATACTCTTTGTTGACTTAATTACTTCAGAGTATTTGGTTTTTGGAGCATCCATATTTTTTGATATGGCCATAAGTTATTTCTTTACTTTAAAAACAGTACCGTTAACTTTTATAAGTGGTGGAAGTTTAGGATTAACGTCTTTAATCTTGATTATCATTTATGATACTCCACCGATTATACCTCTTGCAGATACTGGAGAAACATCTCCAAGCACACAGATTGTTCCTATTACTGGAGTCCAGGTAATTGTCGATAATCCATCTGGTATTACTGCCTGTAGGTCAAAAGATAATTCTGCAACTACTGATCTGTACTTGGTTCCCCAGTTTTCAGTTATAGATGCTGGGGCGCTGACAGTTATTACTGAGCCATCAACGGAAACTTCTAGTTCGTCAAGTACGTCTGTGGTTGGGTCATAGGCTGTAGCAGAAAACTCCCAGCCATCTGTATCAAATTCTGTAACTTCGTCATTTTCAAGAAAAGAGACTGTAAATGAAGCATAGTCTCCACGGACAACGGCCCACTGAATGTTTGCGGGGGTGGCCCCAAATTTTTCTGTTGTTGGTGTGCACATATCAATGATTATACCATAATAATAGTGCTGGACACTCAAGAGCAGTGGGGTGGGTAGAAAGATCCTGAGTGCCAGCAATTTAGATTATATCTGATTATTTTAAATAAGCCAGGTATACACGGATTGATAACAAAAAGTTATATATTAATATCGTTATAAAAGAGTTATAAATGAATACATACCAAATGTCCGTTTTATCCTAATAGTCCAGGGTATTGATAGTGTATACTTAAAATATATAAAGAAAAGAATATACTGTAAAAGTAATATACTTATATATAGTATATATTATATATAGAAGAAATTATTTATTATGATCTTTAATATGCTCGATCAATAGATCAAACATCTTGTCAGTTTTTTCTTCAAGACGATTAACAGAGTCTTTGAGGCTGGAACCAGAATTCGGTTTAAGTTCGCTCAAATAATGTTTTACGAGAAATTTAACTCCGCCGACGAGTATACCAAAAATAGTTAAACATGTTAAAGCAAGTCCAGCCCAGTCTTGTGGAGTCATAAGGATCATTATATCATTATTTAAGATAAGAGTCTTAAATTTCGGCGGGATACGAAGCGAGCCGAAAATAGAGGTTATACAAACCATCCCCTAGACAACATATGGGACACACTCCCAACTATGTCTAAAAGTGGCTTCAAACCCTTATATGGGCTATAATAGATATATGAGCGATGACGTAAAACCATGGGATTTAATTAACGGATCTCCTAGAGCACCTGAAGAGATAGCAGAAGAACGTTTGGCGATATGTAAAGGATGCGAGTTCTTTCGTAAAGGAAACCAGACCTGTAAGAAGTGTGGCTGCTTTATGAAATTAAAAACTTTAATTGACAAGGCTAGTTGTCCTATTGGGAAATGGTGATATGAGCAAAAAACCTATAGTTGTGTATTGGTCTCCATATGTCGATGATGCATCTGAGCCAGACTGGTCATTCTTATACCCCAAACCAACAACACTCTTTAAGGATCACTTTAAGAACAAAGATCCAGAAAGTACAAACCATTTATTCATGTGTCCAGCAAGTGCTCTAAAGATGAAGAAAACCTTGGTTTTTAACTCTCCAATGTCTTTTGGATATAACTATGACTTTTCTGGAGATAAACAAGAACTAAGTATTAGTGGCAGAAGTGGCCTTTTAATGTATCAGGCTAGACCTAGGATGCTTAGTAATGGACCTAATTTTAAGATTGGATTGGGATATTCTTTCTTTGCCAGCGAAAGCCTAGAGGTTTCTTTCACTTCCCCGTTTTTTCATAAAGCCAAATATATGGAGAGTTGTTCCACTATCCCTGGAAATTTTGATATTGGAAATTGGTATAGGCCTTATAGCATAGAAATACAAACCTGGTCAGATAAAGGAAATATTGAGTTTGTAGAGGGTGAGCCTTTGTTCTATGCTGAGTTTAAAACAGATAGGCCAGTTATTATCAAAAGATATAAAAATACAGAAAGTCTAACAAAATTTTCTCATGCTTGTATGGAGACTCCACAGATGTTTGGTCTTAACCAAACCTTAAAGAAAAAATATGAACAATTTAGATCTGTTGGTTTGCGTGAAAAGGTTCTTCATGAAATAACTCAAAACCTTTATGAAGAAGATCCTTTAGAACTATAACAAAAAGTTATATATCTAAAACCTCTTCGTCAAGTTCAAGTTCTGGTTTAGGTTGAACTATGCCTATAGCCCCATTTACCAAACCAAGTTTAGACTTGTTTACTGGTTTGAGTTCTCCCATGTGACAGGATCTCCCTTTTGGTCTGTTTCTACTATAGGTTTTGATTCAAAGTGGAATTCTTCATCCCAGGCAGATTCTAGATTATCTAATATTCCCATACCGTCAATTATACCCCAAATCTGAAAAATTTTGTAAAAACCAAAATAGCCAAAATCTGAATATTTTGTCCAGATGTATGATACATATATATGTAAAAATAAACAAAAATAAATAGTGAGCACACTACGACGATCTCTCTATGTAGTAGTACCCACTAAATTAATTGCACTGGTACCCGCAAAATTATTGCGAGTAGTACCCGCTAAATTTTATTTTCTCCTTGCAAGTATCCGTCTATACCTAGTAGGTCGCAAGTTACTTTCATGCGTTGCGTAGGTAGTAGCGTACTCTTGAACAATTCTATAAAGTCATAGACCTCTTGCTTTGTTGAGAGATTGATATTGCGAGTGTTACCTTGCATTGAGGTTAGTGTTACTTTCATTTAGTTTCCTACACTTTCTAATAGTTCTGCCATAGCAATTTGGATTTGATTGTATGCGTTAGCACAATCGTAGCAATATGTCTCGGTAGGAATACCGCCGAGCATGAGAGCGGCGATACCGCTATAAACTAGTTCTGTGTTCTCACAGTGAATAACTTTGCATTTCATTTATTTATTTTCCTTTTTAGTTAGTAGTTCTAGGGCTTGTGCAAGGCTCTCCTTGCGTTGCGCTTCAACGTGCGCCTTGAATTCATCTAAGTTCATTTAGACACTTTCCAATCTGTCCACATAGGTAGACGCTCTGGGTCGGTATCGTTGTACCAACGCTCAATATTTTGTTCACAATTTTCGCAGAAGGTGAATTGGTCATCTCCTACCATTGAGATAGCGGATACATGAGGTGTATGCTCTTTGCATACTGTGTTTGTTAGTGTAGTCATTTTAGACCACCTTTCTTTTTTTGCTAATATTTATTTTCTTACTATGTAAGTGTAACACACAAAACCCGTACTGTCTAGTATACTGGCTAGTAGTCTCACTATTTGGAGCGTGTGCTCTGTGATATAGGTCACTTATTTGCTACGCTCACCCGAACATCTGTTCGGTTTATTTGGTAGGCTCACTGACCTTTTTAACCTTATTTAATTTTTGATACTGTAAGTATAGCATAGAAATGTCAAAAAGTCAAGTCCAAACACGGCGTGTCGTGTGTGATTTACACCACAAAAAAAAATTCGACAAAAAGTTATCCACAGGGTGAGGATAGTTATACACAGGGTGATCTTTGCAAATGTGAGGTTAATCACATATCCAATATGTCCGATTTCGCCTTTAATGTCCAAGTCCATTTGTCAGACCCCTCTGTTATACTTCTATATATAGAAGGTTGAAAAAGAAGTAAGCCCCTTAAAGAAAGGAAGTCCAAATGACTTCACTAAATAACTATTACTCAGAAATCCGTAGCGATATCGCTAAAGATTTTGGCTTAGAGAGTGCAGGATACGCACCTAGCGTTAGCCCTCTCCCTATCCGTATCGCTCAGCGTATTGCTAATAAATACCCTAGCGATTTCTCACAAGGTAGATTTAACTCTACCCTTAATCCTAAAGCGGTTATTATCGCTCAGCGATATGTCGCTATCATGTCCGTACTAAAGAAAGGCGGTAACTAATAATGAGTTGCCCACTATGTAAATCGCTTCTATGGAAAGAGCGTTGGTATAAAAATACTTTCCACCTCATCTGCTCAGTATGCAATACTAAGCGCATAATCAAAAGAACGAAAGGACTTAAATAATGAGTACACTATATCCTCTCCGCTCAGTATGCGGTAACACCTACTCTCATGTAGATATCTATGACCATAACTTAAACCCTCATGGGTCTATCTGTTGTGATAATTGCGAAAGCATTTTAATCTGCCGTAAGGCTTGGGACTTTCTATATAAGGGGGTTAAGTAATGATAACGCTTAAACTAACTTCGTTTAATGGTACTACTAAGGCTATGTCCTTCAGTACCCCGTCAGATGTGCGTACATATATCAGCGCACTAAGTAATGCACTACCTAAATCAGTAGTGTTGCAGGTATCTTGCGATACCCTTGGAATATCAGGACACTTGAAAGGTAATAAATAATGACTAAATATAATGTACTCATCTCCTATGTCGTAGAGGCAGAGGACGAAATGAGAGCCGTATTCGCTCTTAATAAATCACTAATGCCACTTAGCGAAAATGAACTCTCTAAGTTTGACGCATTTCTAGTAGAGGAGGCTCAGTAATGAGTATTGAACTAAGAGATGTACTTTCTACCTGCCGTCAAATTCGTGGAAACGATAGAGACTCAGGCACACACTATTTGCTTGGATATCTTTGGGCAAATACTTCTGATAAAGAAAAAATGAGAATTGCAAAATTATTTGCAGATGATCTTGCAGAGTTAGGAAATGATAATGAATAATTTTTATCAAACTTTTTTCGTAAGTGGTAATGCATTGCTATGGTTTTCACTTGCCTGCGGAATTACTGGATTTTATTTATTCGTGAAAGGCGAATAATTTTTCGAACGCACTCGGGCGTGTCTTAGCCTTGAGTTTACGTTTACGTGTGAGATAAAACACACCTGGTTTACGGCGTGTCGGCTTGACTTTTGGGGATTAGTGTGCTAATATAGTTATATAAACAATTGAATAATGACCAAAACAGTGTGACCAACCTCACATTCAAAATGTACCAAATGTCCGAATTTGGATTTGAGAATGTCGGACCAAAATGCTATAATAGAATTATCAACAAAAAGAAAGTGAGACAAACTTATGTCTGCAAATGTATACACAATAGCCAGCCTACTCGTAGGAACACAATACAACTCTCGCACCTTACAAGGTGAAATTGTAACCGCAGAGGAACACCCTCAAGCCGTATGGTATCAAGGTTGCGAAACTTACCTAGTAAAGATTCGCACACCTTATTCATATAAAGACCACTACCGCACCGTTGCAGTAAAGGTTGGTGAGTAATGAGTAAAGTTATTGACCAAACCGAATTCTATGAAATCATAGACGAAGCGTATATGTGTTGCGATGAACACCAATTCAAATACTATTGCAAAACTTGCTACGAGTTTATGGGTTGCCAGTTCTGCCAATTTGACCCTTACTCACAATGTGATGGGTGCGTGGAATAATGGGAGAAATTGCGGGAATGTGGTTATGCGATAACTGCGAAACAATTGCCTATGTGTCGGTGGAAGCCGATATGCTAAGAGTAACACAATGCGCTTGTGTAATGCTATCTAGAACAACAAACAACAACTAACAAAGGACAGATAAAAATGGTACAAATTCAACACTCACTAAATTTCGTTACAGAAGTAGACGAAACTCACCCAGTAGGTATTCGCCTGCTATCACTACCTCAAGAAATGCAAATTGCTATGCTTGAGTCAATGCTCAAAGAATTGCTAGCGCCTGCTATTCAGCCAGCAATTGACCACATCAACGAAGGTGGCTCATATGCAATTCTAAAGGTGGCCGAATAATGATGACTCGCAAAGACTATGTAGCCGTTGCAGAAATTCTTTCATCGTATAAAGATTTGATAGGTGATGAATTTACTTTTGAAGATTTGGTGGAAGATTTCTCTGGAATGTTTGCAGAGGATAATCCAAATTTCAAACACGAAATATTTAGAGAGGCGTGCATGAAATGACCACAGCAATAATTATTTTTGCAATTTGTTTTATTGCAGTGTTAATGTTCGCTGGCTCGTAATTCAAAAGATCCTAAGCATGATCTAAAACTGCTTAAATTTTTTTCGAACCGAGTTATCCACAGGCTGCATTAAGTTATCCACAGCCCTTTACGTGTGAGATTTATCACACTCCAAATGTCCGATTTACCCCTTTACGGATTATCTTTTGTCTCCCCAGTATGATAGGATATTTATATCAACTCAGAAAGAAGGCTCACCATGACCGCATATACCTGCATACAATGTAATGAAAACTCAGTAGACATTACTGCACTTTATTGCTTCCGTTGCTACCTTGACCGAGAGGTAGAAGCGATGATAGAGTATGACTATATAAACCAACTATTCCTAACGAAAGAGGCTAACTAATATGGATTTCTATGACGACTACTACGAGACAGATATGCTACGCCCAGACGCTAAGGCTTGCTATTGCAAACTTCACTCAATTTGTACCAACTGCATGAAAGGATATAACTAATGGAATATAACTACTCACTAACAGTTTCCTATGACGGAGAACTTGTATCAACAACACGAAGCGCAGATATGCTAGAAATAGTAACTGCGTGGAATAAGTGTGTAGACTTTGGCGACGCTAAAGAATACGCAACCTATAACTTGTCCGACCCTATTGGCAAGATGTATACTAAGACATTCTATCGCAACGGAAAGGTAAGTGTAAAATAATATGGGTTCAGTAACAGCACTAGGACTTCAAGATACCGTACTTGATTTAGAAACTCAGATTCTTTATCACCTCAAGGGTAATCACTATCCACCAGTACCCGCAGAAATGGTAGCCCCATGCATAGAGGCGATTGACGCTTACTATGACGAGGACTATGACCGCATGATTGATATGCCTATGGTAGGGGATTTTCAGATTCTTTATCGTGGAGATACTCAAGCACCTGCAAGAGCGATTGTAGACCAACACCACTTGCAATTTTGGCTACCTGATTGGGAGGACTAATGAGTACTGATAATTGGACAGTGTGGGTAGGTGGTGGGGAATATACTTCCCACTACCTAACAATGAACCAGGCAAGCGACCTTGTTGAACACCTAAAGTGGGATTTAGACTATGACGATGTATTTATGGAGTGCGTAAATGGCTGATACAATAACACGTATGGAACTAGTATATGCAGATCTACTTACACCTGGCCAGTTAATGGAAGGTGACTTAATCAATATTGATATGGATATTGTAGAAGTGTTATCCGTTGTAGATGATGCAACAGGTGATAACTATGTAATCACTCATCGTAATGAATATGGTGAGGAAGACGAGTACTCATGCACTTATGAGGAAATGTTTAAACTGTATGTGTTCATAGATAGAGATGAGGAATAGTCTTGGGCTTCCCCCCAAGATTTTTCGAACCGCTGTCCTAAATGTCCGTTTTACGTAGAACCTCCTGATTCCCTGGATTTGATATTTTTTAGATTTTTTGGTATGATTAAGGTATGAAAAAAACATCTGAGGAATTACGGAGACTTATGGAGTTGCGCCGTAGCAACGCTGCCTCAGCCGTGCCTAATAAAAAGAAATACGACAGAAAAAAATGTCAGAGCCAAATGCTACAATTAAGAAAAGAAAGAGGGTCAATACATGACTAAACTACTACGCTCAAAAGATAGAAAGGTTGCTAATGCCGTCACACCTAACGGAAAACAAGCAAGTATCGCTAACACATTCGGACTACCTGCAGGAAAAAACTATTCATGTCCTGGCGCTACGAGTGTCTGCGAGAGTGTTTGCTACGCTGGCAAATTGGAAAAAGTATTCCCAACAGTAAAGAAAAACTTATTGCATAACTGGGAATTGCTACGCAATGCAGACACAGACACAATGATCAAATTGCTAGAAGAAATGATTGGCGATTTTATTGTTGATTGTGATAAGCGCAATGCACCAAAGTTATTCCGCATTCACTGGGACGGAGATTTCTTCAATGATACATATGCCTACGCATGGAAAACAGTAATCACTAATCATGCAGACATTCAATTCTGGGTTTACACTAGAGTAAAGTCCGCCGCCCTAATCCTAAAGGATATAGATAATCTATCTTTATATTATTCCACAGATAGCGAGAACAAGGCTATCGGTATCGGTCTAAAGACAGAGCATGGTATCTCCCTTGCATACCTTGCTAAAAACTTTGCACTAGGACAGTCAGACATGAAAGAATTGACTTCACGCCCTGGGGCTAAATGCCCTGAGAATAAAAAGTCTATTCCTCTTATCTCTCAGAAAGGCTCAGCCTGCGCCTCATGCAAGTTGTGTATTTATGAGAAATCTGATATAGTGTTTAGTGCAACCAAAAAATGAGGGGTCTAAATGGAAATGCTAACAGTAATAGCCCTAATACTGATTATCCTAGCGATAGCAGGGTCGGGACACTAGGCGTGTGACCTATCTCACACAGAAATCGTCTCAAATAGTGAGAAATCTAGGGAAATGATTTGATATTTCTTAGATTTTTTGCTAAACTTAGATATAAGCAAGTAACTAACAGAAAAGAGAAAAAAATGGCAGTAACAACAGCAACTTACAAGGTCGGCGACACTTACACTTCACAGAAGTCAAAGGTAACTGGCACAATTCAGGAAATCAAGCCACTCGCAAATGGTAATGTCCGTGTAAAGTTAGATGTAGAGGGTAACACTCGCTACACTACTTGGACTTCTAAGTAAGTCCAAAGTCGCCAATGTACAGCGACTATAAATAAGTGGCAGGAACTATCCTGAGCAAGATACTAAAAGGCTCACTAAATCCCCCTAACAAATCAACCACCAAAGAAAAGAGATAAACACATGGCAACAAGAGGAAAAGCAATTAGCGTAAAAATCGCAACAGCCAAAGTAATCACAGCACTAGAAGGCGCACTCGCTAAACTAGAGTCAGACTACGCATCACAAGCAACTAATGAAGCAAAGTATCAGAAGGCTTATGAGAAGTGGAAAAAGCAAATGCAGGACTATGCTATCGCCAACATCAAGAAAGCAGAAAACTTCCGCACTAACTATCGTTCATGGAATAACAACCTGAACATTGACTTTGACCTAACAGTTACAGAGTCAGAGTTGCCAGTATCACCTGAGCGTGATTTTGAGCAGATGCACTCGCACCAGTATAAGGAACAGAAAGATGAATTGTCTAATGCAATTCGTATTCTAAAGATGACCGACGAGGAAGTTGTAAATACTTCTACATATAATGCGGTGGCTCGCTACCTATAATTCCCACTACGGGAAATAACTCCTGAGCATGAGTCTAAACTGCTCACACTAAGTTTGATTGGGCAGATGCGGATCCCGCTGCTGAAAAGAGTTGAAAGGTGCACAATAAAAACTCGTTCCCAATCATTTTTTATTTTGCTGCGTGCAAAAATTTTTCGAACCGTGTGATTTTTCTCACATCCTTTACGTCTCATTATTTAAGATTATGGCCCTTACGATTGGCATTTGTCAGACCCAACTGCTAGACTTATATTAATATCAGAACAGAAAGAAGGAAGCCCCCAATGGGATTAGATATGTATCTCAGCGCTAAGAAGCACCTAGAAAAAATCAACTGGAAAGCCTTGCAGAATGATAATGAATTATCTTATTCATCTCCTGAAGCAGTCTATCCAAAATTCAATGACCTAATGGAATTGACACAACTATCCGATGTTGCAACAGATATCTATGGAGCAGAAGTATCTGTAACCTGTGCATACTGGCGCAAGGCTAATCAGATACACGCTTGGTTCGTAAGAGAAGTCCAAGGTGGCGAGGATAACTGTGGCGACTACTATGTATCACAAGATAAACTAATAGAGTTGCTAGCACTATGCAAGCACGCATTAGAAACTAAAGACCCTAGCCTATTTCCACCGCAAGCAGGATTTTTCTTTGGTGGAACAGACATTGACGAATGGTACTGGAATGATCTAAAGAATACTATCAGTCAGTTAGAGCGTATCTTTGCTCTAGCCGAAGTTGATAAGTTATCATTCTATTACTCATCATCTTGGTAGTTGACAAATGTCAGTCGCCAGTAGTACAATTGAAGATATAAACAAACTAACAGAAAGAGGCCCCCAATGGAGTCAGTAGTAAATGCAACAAATGAATTTCTAAACACACAGATTGCGGCTCTACAGCAATCACTAAAAAGTAAAGATGAACACATTCAACGTGTCACTCAACGTGACTATGCACAGGCTGCAGAGATTAATCGTGTCAACGAAGCAATGCAGACATGGACACTGAATGAGTTAGAGAATAACGGAATCACAGAAGACCAAGCAAATGAAATTGCAGAGATTTGTGGCTTTGAACTCACCAAGGAAGTTGAGGTCGAGGTTACCGTAACTTATAACTTAACTTTAACAGTGCCACACGATGAAGACGTTGAGTCAATTGTTAACGATATTGATTTTGAATCAGTGTCTTATAACTCTGACAATATTACTTGGCTAAGCGCCAGTGTAGACAGGGTGGATTTTTAGTAGGGGGCTACTAAAGTGGCCTGCCAAATGCCTTAAAACTGGGTAAGGGACCTGAGCAAGTCCACGTAAACTGCTCACTAAATTTTTCGATCCGCCTGTGGATAACTTGTGGATAACTTACGACACGCCCATACGATCATGTGAATTTAATCACATTAAGGAATGTCCGATTTGCCCCATCTTTACGTATCCTGATTTGCATTTGTCGGTGGCTCCGTGTATACTTAAATTAACAACAACAGAAAAGAGAAACTCATGGCACATGACCTAGAAACACAAAACGGAAAAACATCTTTTGCGTCTTTCCGTGAACCTGCATGGCATGGATTGGGTACCGTATTCACAGAGGAAAAGACAACTCTAGAAATGCTGGAAGCAGCAAATCTAAATGGTTGGAATGTCCGTCTTGAGGATATGCCAATTCCATCACACTTAACAAGCGACAAGGAATACCAATATGTCGTGCGTACAAATCCTACCGATAACACCCAGACCGATGTTCTTGGCGTAGTTGGTGAGCGTTACCATGTTTTACAGAATGAGGATTTATTCTCATTTGGTGATAACATTCTAGACGGTGGCGGTCGTTGGGAAACCGCTGGCTCTATCAAGGGTGGGCGTGTAGTATTCGGCGCTCTTGCTCTTGAGCGTGAGACAATTCTAGACCCTAACGGCGTTGCAGATAAGGTAAAGACTTATCTCCTCATCAACACATCACACGATGGCTCTATCGCTATTCAAGCAAGCATAACACCCGTTCGTGTTGTGTGCGCTAATACTCTTAACCTTGCTCTTGGTGGCGTTGGTCGCAAGAACAAGAAGGGTATCAAGCAATCATTCAAGATACGCCACACACAAACTGCAAATGGTAAAGTGCAGATTGCTCGTGAGACTCTTGGTCTTGCTAATGCATACATGGACGAATTTGATATCATGGCTAAGGCGATGATTGAGAAGGAAGTCTCTGCTCTTGATTTCAACAAAATCATTCTCGCTGCATATCCTAAGCCAGAAAAAGACGCTAAGGGTAGCAACAAGAAGTGGGAAAATAAAGTTGATGTTATCAACGATATTTACACTGGTGAATTCAATGGCATGATTGCTGGTAATGCGTGGGGTGCTTTCAATGCACTCACCGAACGCCTTGATTGGTACCGTTCTGCTCGTGGTGGCTCTAATGAGTCAATCCTTGCAAGCGCAAGCGGATTTGACCCTGCTATCAACGCAGAAAAAAATCGCTTACTAAAAGTTGTGCAGAATGTAATGTCTCTCGCATAATAAATTTTCCTGAGCATGAAATAAAACTGCTCTCCATAATTGGAGCGTTAGCATAGTTGGTTAATGCGCTACCCTGTCACGGTAGAGATCACGGGTTCAAGTCCCGTACGCTTCGCAAGATTTTTCGAATCGTGTGACAAACCTCACATTTACGATTACGTACCAAACCTCACAAATCGGACATTTTACGATTACGGTGACTTGCTTTATGAACGGCATTACGGTAAAATTAATATATAAACCACTACCAGTAAGGACCCATAATGAGAAATAGATCTAGAGGATATGTAGGACAAATCGTTGACGGTAAGAAGTTAGCCACTATTGCTAATGGCATATACAATCTACAGTATAGTAGTGAGTTTAGTGAGTGTACAGTAGATAATCTATTGCTCGTTACCCTGGAAGAAAAAAATGTATTTGGCGACAATAAGTATGCCCTGGTTTGTTCAGAAGGTGTAGGCTGGGAGCAAGATACTTACGGATGCTTAGAAGTACCAACAAACATTGGCCAAATGGGTCTATGGAATGGCAGAGTATTTATATCAGTAGACACAGTTAAAGAATGTCTAACAGAACAAACAGAGGATATCGCAGACTACATCCGTGTCTTTGGAGACAGACTAGATAATAACTGTTCCCTATGGCAGTCCAAAATGTCGGTGGTAAAGGATACAATAGAAGTATGACCACAACATACAAACCATACACAATAGAAGAACTACTCAACGCTATCTATGAGGATAACTATTCTCATTTTGATTTCATGGATAATATGAATGGTGGGGATTGCGATTGTAATCTACACAAAACCATGAATGTAATTGTTGCATATCAAGAAGGATTAGTAGAAGGGCCATGGCAGTACTAATGCTAGGTTATACTAAAGAAGATTTAAGCAATATGGCATATGGTATTGGGTCTGCTGACCTAATGATTAATGCTGATGAACATCCTGCTATTCATAACTATCTTGTTATGGCTAGAGACTTCCTTGATGGACTTTGGGCAGAAGGGTACTTTGACTAATGAGTGCTTGTTGTAATGCTTCCGTTACCTTCTTTGAGTCTACCCTGGTTTGCAAGAAGTGCTATACAGAACAAGATCTGGAGTCATTACGTGTGGACTAAGTATGATTATCTATGCACTGATTGCGATGCCCTTTACGAGATAACTACCCAACAAACTGTGCCTGATTGCTTTGAGCCTCAGTGCGCCTGTGGATCTAATAAGATTATTAGTATTGGCGTATCAGATGGGAATGCCCCAGTCATTTACGATGTGACCGATATCACACCCACACAGGTTGTAAAAATAGACTCAAACCCCTATAATTAATATATGACCATTAAGAACCAAGGAGAAAAAACCGCCGTGTCCGAACTAGAAACCAAGCAGTACGAAGTCCAAGTAGCCGTAACCTATTACTTTATTGTAGAGGCTGATAGTGCAGAGCAGGCAGAGGAGATTGCTTCTTATGACTATTCAGATTATTCCTTTACCGCTGAGATTGATAGCATTGATGTATCGGAAATGATTACAGATGAAGAAGAGGATGAAGATGCATCCACTGATTGAGTATATGAAGATACACGAGATTAGTTTAATGCAGGACCTAGAGAAGATTGATTATGTTAACGCACATCATTTCTATAGGTGTAAAGAGGCAGAGATTTATAACACCCGCCACCTTTTGTCAGTGGCAGAGGGTATGATAGAGTAATGAACAACTTAACCCTAGCACCACGACTACAAAACCTAGTAGACCTAGGCGAATCAGGAACAGATATCCTTCACGGAGAACTCAAAAACCTTATGCTGGAGGCAGAAACAGAACTGCTCTACTGGCAGAAGGTTGAAGAAGATACAGACTATGGAGACGCAATGGATTCCATGGAACGCAAATATGCAGAAGGTTTGCTGGACGCATATGCCAACGTCTATGAATTAACATACCAACTAGCATTTGCAATTGCAGATAGGAGCAAGGCCAATGGATGACCTATTAGAATTTGTTACAGGGCGCATTGAGGAACTTACCTTGTTGCGTGATGAGTATGAGCAGGAGAATGATTTCTCTATGGTTGACTATACTGCTGGATGTATTGATGCTTACGATATTGTTAGGATGAAACTAAGTGAGTAAATTTATTGAAATGGACTACGATGATTTTGTCCAAACCTACAAACCAATCATTAATCATCTAGACGACAATGCTTCCTTTGACGGTTATATGTTTGAGACATATGGTGAGGAAGTAGAGTTTGTTAAATCTCAGGACCCCGCCAAAATTTGGATGCACGGTGACGGAGAAGGTGGCACCTACATCTGGAGCGGCTGGGGATTTGTTAATAGGATTGGTTATTTTATTACTGAGGTCCCATGTCCAGAGGATACACTAATTCAGATTCAAGTCAGCATTCCGTGGTATTTCTGTGAGAACTGCCAGACAGAGTGGGAAGATGAGAATTATGAGATTAGTGATGTATACAGCGAGTTGGAGAAATGTCCAAAGTGCGCTACACTAGAAGAGTTAAAGACCCTACAAGACGAGGAGCAAAATGCCTAGATGGAATATTGAAGTCATACACGAGCCTACAGGCCAGTATATGAACTTTCAAGCAGACACCGACACCGAAGAACAAGACGAAGTATATAAAGAAATATTATATGACCTAAGTGTAGTAGCGCTAGAAAGGATTGAAGAATAATGGGAGCACGCATTAACTACGTATTTAAAGACAGTGAGACAGGCCCTATGGTCGTCTTGTACAGCCACTGGGGAGAGACTGAATGGCAGCGGGACCTAGCCCAGGCTCTGCAGCATGCCAAGCCTAGGTGGGATGACTCATCGTATGGAACACGTATGATCATTAGTTATTTAATGCAGCATGAGATTCTAGATGAGCACGGCTTTGGTATCTACGCAATTCACAATGACGGTTACGAGTTAGGTGAGACCACGGTCCTAGTTGACTTCATTACTAAGACTGTTACTGACAGAGTGTCGGTCCCCTTTGACAAATTTGTGGATGCATATCTACCAGTTTTAGTTGAGCAAGAACTGGGGTAGGGTCACCTTAGTTCTAGGGTGGGGGAGCAATCTGTGGTGGGTTTGCTCCCTCCCCTTCTTTTTGGTATAATGGATAGAGAGGAGTACTATGGCTTACAGTATACGCAGAGTTGGCGGTATCGGTAAAGAAGAAAAATTAGCAGAAAAGTTTAATGTTATAGTATCTGACCTAAACCTTGATTTGGAGCAGGTTGGTATAATGGTAGCACGAGTCTTACCTGAACTCACCTTCAATCGCCTTATGGTAGTATTTGAGAGTGCAGAAGCAGAGCGGGATAAGGTAAGGAACGAACCTAAGTTACACCACGACTACAAGAACTGGAGAATGGAACAAGAATGAGAATAGAAACCAAAGCAGATATCCTTGCTTATATCGGAGATCATTATCTAGAACTTGAAGCAGTGGAGTATTTAGCAGTAGACTTTTGGCATGAGTTTGAGGATGTGCTAACATTATCAGGTTTGATAGCAAGCCAATGGGCTAAGCCTACTTTGAGCGGTACAAAGGCAATAGAGTATGCCTATGATATCCTATGTGATATGCGAGAGGTAGACCCAAGCCAAGACTTCAAGACCATTGAGGACTTCTTTAGAGCACAAGAGGTAGAGGCATGACCGACTTTGAATCTATGTGTGAGATACTCTCTGAGTTCTGGGCTGAGTATAGAGATGATGAAAACCTTAAAGAGTTTACTGACTACAATGATTTAGGTTTGCCTCTTGCTTATTTTATTAATGAAAATATTGTTATATCTACCCCCGCAAGTGAAGCATATATTAACGAAACCTTTAACTTTCTTCTTGCGGCGTTGGGCATTGATGATAAAGTATCTTATGAGTCACTAGACGAAATGTTTGACGCAGCAGGTTTGCAAAAATAGTCGAACTCTCAAAAAACGTCCTTTACGAACCTTCGAAAAAAAATCACGGGGCCTCTAGCCAAACCTCCTTTACGAACCGATCCAAAAAATTCATGGGACTTTTTTGACATTACGATCCCAAACCTTATATCTCCATATTCGGGGCACAGTATACTCTAACTACTAAGGTTTGTCAAGTCTTTTATTACGATCCCCGCTCCAGCGATCATTCACTATCCTATCAGACATTACGATCCACGGTATATAAACCAGGGGATCCAGCAAACCATACCAATATCCCCTAGTATAACTACACCCAAATAAAAGATTACGATATCAAACCTTTTTCCCTGGTTTTTAGATATTATCCAAACCTTTTAATCATTTTTCCTACAAATACTGGACATTTTCTCACATTTTGTATAGGGTGTTTTAAGGTTTGAAGGTTTGACAAATAGGGGTTTGTGAGGTATAATCCGCTATCGGGATATGAAGGTTTGACATATGAAGGTTTTTGTGGTAGGAGGTTTGACACCCTAGACATTACGAACGCATCTGTCTAAATGCTCCATTACCCAATAGACAAACCATCATAACTTGTAAACCATATCTAAAAAATATCAGTAAGATTTATCTGTGGATAAACCTGTGGATAACTCTTATAAAACCACAGTATAATCAAACCATGGACATAGGATTACTATACATTTATTGGATATACGGCATGATCGGATTATCTGGTTTGGCAATCATTTACGCTATCTTTGAAATTTTCAGGGGATAAATAACTTTCTCTGGGGTGTTCTGGCTATACGGCATATGGGGTTATATCTTATACTAGGGATTACGATCCTCTCTTGACTTCCCCCGCTTTTTCTGAGATACTAGATACATGCAAACCTTTATGCCATTTCAAGATTACGAATACACAGCCCAGACCCTAGACAATAAGCGCCTAAATAAACAGATCCTAGAAGGCTACCAGATTATGAAGGTTTTATCTGGCGCATCTGAGTCTGGTGCTTGGCGTAACCATCCAGCAGTTCTTATGTGGAAAGACTCTGAGCATCACCTCATGGATTACATAGACCAGATGGTTTACGAAGCAGACTGGCGTGGTATCAAGACTGACAAAAATGTATCAAACCTTAAAACCCTAAAGCAGTCCTTTAGCCATATGTGGGGTAAGACTATTCCTTTTTGGCAGACAAACCAAGACATGCTAAAGCGTATTACGACTACCCATAAGGTTAATCTATATAGGAAAGATCCTATTATTTATGCTAAGTTTGCTACCGCCCAAGATTCAGAATTCAACACCCCATGCTGTGGCAAGTGTTTATATTATTGGGCTACCCACAATGTGTAAGCATACTTGGTATATGAGGGAAGCAGGTATTACCTGTACCAGATGTGGAATTATTTGGGAAAAGGAAATGGATGAAGACCTGCAATAAATGTAGCCAAACCTTCCCATTGGACAACTTCTATAAAGGTGCAGCAAAGTGTAAACCTTGCCATAAGGCTTATGCTCGTGAGTGGTCTAAGGCTAATCCAGATAGCGTTAAGAAGTCTACCAAGAAATCTAACAAGAAGCGTTGGGTAGAACAGAAACAAGATAAAGAGTATATGCTTAAGAAAACCTTATATTTTCAAGCAACCAGAGATGTTCGTATTGCCAGAGCCAAGAAGTGGAATCAGGCTAACAAAGAAAAATTCCGATCTCATGTATCAAAATCTCACAACAAAAGGCGTGTGTTCCTATCAGGGGGTAAGTCATATCTTATCCTAGATAAAGAGTTAACTAGACTCTATAGGTCTTGTTGTGCTCTATGTGCTAGTGTTAATAACATTACGATTGATCATATAATTCCCGTCGCTAGAGGGGGCAATCACTCTATTGGAAATTTACAGCCCTTGTGCAAATCGTGTAACTCACGAAAGAAGGCTAGGTTTATTTCAGAGTATAAGTATTACTTGGGAAAGTAACCGATAGTGCACCTTTGGTGCATAGTGAGGTTTGATAATCCTCTATTTTCGCCGAACTTTTAAACCTATTCAGCGCCGAACTTAAATATTATTTTTGCAGAAAAGCAATGAAATCATCAACAAATATTACATCTCGCTTATCAACACTAATTGCATTTTGCTTAGCATAACTGTTAGTCTTTTCAAGCACTTCAAGAAGTGTGATCTTTTTCTTTACATCTTTGAGCGTAGGACTTGACTCTATACATCCCGCACAAAAGTTATTAGATATCTTGTTTAACTCAGCAATATCTTCTTCACAAAGTAGGCATTTGTTCATTTAGATACCTCTTAGAACGTAAATGACACCTGGTGCGCCATTTCCTCCGCTTTGAACGCTTGCTTGATAGCCTCCACCGCCACCACCGCCTGAGCCGTATCCTGTACCACTTTGAGCAATATCATTTGTACCTTGTCCTCCACCTCTACCGCCAGTACCAATACCTGAGCCTGCGCCATTTGATCCGCCACCAGGATTCTGGTTTCCGCCACCGCCTCCGCCAGTTGTAGCGTTTGCAAAGAAATCTTTATAGTTAGCAGTATTTGCAGTTCCTGGAGTTGATCCACTTCCATCTCCATAGTTTCCACCACCAGGAGTTCCACCAGTTCCTCCGTTAGTAGCGTCTGTATTTCCTCCGTTACCGCCTACACCTGTAACATTTCCAAATATTGATGAACCACCTGCATTACCAGCAACATTTGCTGCACCACCGTTACCTCTTGCGCCCACTGTATATGAAGTAGGACCATTTAAATAGGTAAAACCTTGTGTTGGATTTCCGTATCCACCGCCTGCACCCATTCTGTCAACTCTGTTAGTTCTTGCTCCAGAGCCACCTCCACCGCCTCCAACTGCCAAGACAAGTACCATTCCTGTTGCAGCATTATAAGTTCCGCTAGTGGTTAGTGTATCAGTTGTACCGCTAAGGCCTGTTGATGATACGAATAGTGCTGTTCTTTGGATAGATACAGATGTATTTGCTTGTCCCGCCAAGTTCATGCTGACATATGCATAAGCAGCATTTTTTAACAAAACACCAGTTACTGTTCCAGATGATGTTGTTAGTGAAAAAGTTGTATTATCTGATAAAACAAAGGTAACTGTAACTACGCTGGCTGTTGGCAAAGATGTTACTGTGTACTGTCCACTTGCGAAGTCTGCAACAAGTTTGTACTGAGTAGCACCTGCTGGCACAACTACACCATAGGTTGCTGTTGAAGTTGATGCTCCAGTTATTACTGGGTATATTGCTATCGCCAAGGTGATCTCCCGTTGTTAATTAGTTTAATTATACCATTAATTACATACCACTTGACTTAAATAGCCCGAACCTATATACTTGTTATATGACCAAATGTTATGTATGTCGTAGGCATATGGATAAGTCTGAGGCTATCTATGTTAATCCCGCTACCGCCAGAGTTGCACCTACTGGTGTTGCCTTCTGCAAGGAATGTGTACCAGGACAATGATTTATGATATCCCCGATCCATTCCAAACCTTCGTAGCCAAGAAGTATGCTAAGATTAAAGGAATGCAGTATGACTTCTTTGCTAAAGAATGGTACCTAAAAACTGCCTGTTGTGGGGAAGAACTGTATGCACCAAATAAGAAAACCATGGTTAAGATTAGGCTTTACCATACTAGAAATGAATGTCTGGGTGGGTATTAATGAATAAGAACGAATGTACAAAGTGTGAGGAATCTCAGAAAGATCCTCTATTTTGGGAAACACATCAAACCATGTCTGATGGACATATATGGTGTACTAAGAGGAAGGATAAATAATGATTAATGTTTTATTTCTAATCCCTGCTTTTTTTGCAGGGTATGTGGTATGTTATGTTGCAATGACTTACAAGGTTGACCAAAATTAAAGAGCCAAAGATTATGAAGATGGACTGGAAGTCCCTAGGTTATGAAAGGCAGTATAAAGATGGAAGATTACGATGGGTACCTAGAGAAG